AAAAATCTTTGACACTTTTCTTCCTCTCTTTTGTATCTCCCGATACATTGTGAAATTGTATTTCTAATTCGTTTCTAGTCCAATTTGGCATTACTTTCTCCTTTCTGATTATCTAAAAGTTTATCTGATAAATCTTGAAACAAACAATGAATAATGTTTCTCTCCTCTTTATCTTTAATAAGATCAATTACTTTTAAGTACATAATCTGTAAATCGTCAACTGCTCTTGCTATATTGTTTTCACTCATTACTTTCTCCTTTGATAAAATTTATCTTCACCTCGTACTTGTTGACGAAGTTCTTGGTTTTCTAATTCTTGCGTTTCTTCAATCTCGGTATGAAGTACAACCCCAAAGTCATACCCTTCTTTGTAATCGTGTGTGTAGTTGTCTTCATCTCGTACCCCGACCATAAGACCATCGTGTACTCCGTCTTTGAAATCTTTCTTGGTTTCATTCTCATACTTGTACTCGATATCTTTTAGTCGGTGGATCTCATTGACTACATCTTCAATGGAATTGCCACCCATTCCCTCATCAGAGTTGGTGGTCAATCTCTTTAATCTTCTTTTTAATAAACCATTGTCGATGACTAGAGCTTCAAATACTTTCTCAAGCATTCCTTCTAAACATTGTTCATAGGTAGGCGAACTATCGTGTAGTATATCCTCATCTAAATCTTCACAAATGTATTCTAGTGGTTTGTATCTTGCGTCACTTTTTATTCTATATACTTTTATAGAACCATCTTTATTACACTCCTCATAACCATCTTCATCAACTTTATAAAAAGTTATGTCGTGTAAACAAACTTGATATTCTTTACTCATTTTAAGTTCTCCCTTCCTCTTGTTATTTCATAATCTGAACTCCCTAACTCATTTCCGTGATAAGTTACAAGTGCAAAACTTCCATCGTCTAATGGTATTTTAGATGTTACATCATCATATTGATTATAAACTCCATCAGAAAGTGTTGACTGTGTTTCATTTGTCACAAAAAGTATTTCGTCTTCATCAAGTTTCCTATCACACTCAATAGTGTATCTATCAGTACTTCTTGACCAATCTTCAAATCCATATTCATACTTCATACTTCCCCCTTGTTCCATAAATTTTTGTAAGAGAACAAAAAATTTTGTTGCTTATCTGTAAGAGATATTTTTGTATCACACAGTAAATCGTCTGGATCATACTGTGGCAGATTATTCTGTGTACAAAAGTTTTGCAAAATATTGGACATTTGTTTTATGAAACTATCTGTTTCAACTATTTTCAATTCGTCCACCGACTCTGGATAAAATTTTCGTAATACTGTCATCAAATGCACAAAACTATCGGTGTGATGTTCAAAATGTTTATCGCTTTCTACTACATCATAAACTATTAAATCTTTATCCGTTATAGTTACACTATCTTTTCTCATTGATAATGAATAAATTTTTGAACCTAAATTTTTTTGCTCTTTATTTTTTTTAGTAGGGTCTTGTAAATACCATAACTGCATTTCATAATCTTCTTGATCTTCTATATAGTTGTAACCGATACTAGTAGTTATGACATCATTGCCATAACTACTGTTAGTCCATCTATCAAAATATTTCTTTTTTAAATATTCACTAATCATTTTTATTCTCCTCTAAATTTACAATGTTTAAATGACCACCACCATTGCCCTCTGGATCACGCATAACTTCTACTTGATATTCTTTTCCTCTATACTTTGTTATTAAAATGGGAAAAGGTTCGATATCATTATAGGTTGCATCAAAAAATATTTCTGTAATTGTGTGACCTAATAATTGACTATAGTGTTCATTGTAATACTTTTTACTTTTATCACTTACTTTATGATCATTACTTTCATTCCATATAATATTACTCATTATATATCCTCCAATGTTAATGTGTGTTTATAATAGTTTAATAAAAATTTTTTTATGGTTTCAAAACGATTAGTAGATAACCAAAGCATTTTATACCCTTCATTATCTCTACTCGTTTCCCAAGTCATAAACCCATAAGTTAAACTTTCTTCTTTTGAAAATTCTTTTATAGGGTTTCGTATCGCTAAAGAATATTTATGTATCGTTCCTTCTGCTAAATCTTCTTGACGACTTTTTTCTTCTTCCTTGTCCATAAACCATAATTGTATTTCTGGATCGCTTAAATACTCATCATAATTGTAGGCAATACTAGTAGTAATTTCATCATTCCCATAAGAGGAATTTTTCCACTTACTAAATAGTTCTTCTTTGTATAAATTCATAGTAACTCCTAGTTAAATTAATAATACATATATACTGCCAGATTAATCCATATTTATCAAGTATATTCGAAACACTTTATATATATACTGCTCAAATATATTTTAGTGTTGTAAAATCAAAAAATGGACGAAAAAAAGTGTAAAAGTGTAACGAACTAAAATAATATAGTTAAAAAGACCAGAAATACAGTACTTACAGAGAATATAACTCGTTACACTACTCGTTACACTTGCTATGTTTTCGTTGCACAAAAAGTGTAACGAACTAGACATTCTGACCGATTGCAATTTCCTATTTTTAAAAAACTATTTTCTTTTTTTGATTCGCCTAGTATATATAGGAGTATGACTAGTAAAAATAAGATTGAAAAAATAGAAGAAGATTTTGGTCGTAAACTTACTAACAGACAAAAAGAGTTTGCTAAATACTTTGTAGAAGGAATTTATAGTAATGCAGAGTGTGTTCGCAAGGCAGGATATTCTGATAAGAATGGTATTGCTAGAATACAAGCAAACAAATTGTTAAATCCTAAAATGTTTCCTCACATTACTGAATACATAAATGAACTTCGTGAAGAGAGAGAAAAAAAATATGGTGTTACTTTAATTGGACAATTAAAAAGATTTAAAGAATTAGGAGAAAGAGCAGAAGAGGAAGGTCAATATACTGCAAGTATTAATGCAGAGAAAATTAGAAGCTCCCTAGGTGGATTGACTATCGATAGAAGAGAAACAAATCACTATCACGCAATCGATGGAATGAGCAGAGAAGAAATTGAAAACAGATTACAAGAATTAAGAAGTAAACACCCACAAGCATTTATAGATGCAGAGGTAATAGATGACGCAAAAACCAGAAGGTCTTCTGTGGAACAGAGTAAGAAAAAATCTACCAAGCAGTTGGCACATAACAAGAATTGAAAATCGTTTAGGTGGTGGCATTCCCGATGTGCATATCTGTGCAGATCATTTGCCGTTTTGGATAGAACTAAAAGTAACAAAAACTAACAGAGTTTCTATATCTGCTCAACAAATTGCTTGGAATTATGGGTATTTTAAATCGGGGGGTGTAAGTTTTTACTTGGTCAACCCCCTCTCGACCTCGCACCTATATTTATTTTCGGGGCAATATGGTCGGGAGTTAGCGACCAAAGGACTCGGGTCGGTGGACATCGGGTCGGGGTCGGGGATACCTTGTTTATATTTCGGGGACAATTTTTCGGGGTTAATAGATTCAATGATAGAATATACATCAAATTGGGTCGGGATTTTTAATCCAATATTCGGGGTCGGTGGTCGGGATAATGATTTAGTAAAAAACCCAGACTAAATTATAAGATTAGGAGTCAAAGAAAATTTAATCTGGGTTGAGTCCAGGAGCTTCAACTCCTGGAATTAGTGAGTCGGACTCCTTAATGTTTAAGGAATCCGACTATTGTTTTTCTAGTGTTAACTGAGCAAAGTTTGCATTGCTTACAAGTGAGTCCTTTGGTCTGACTCAAACACATCGCAACGGGTCGCCCATCTGGAGTCGCCGTTGTGTGTTCGTCAACTACCACGGCAACGGGGAGTCCGTGTTGTGCTAGTTCGTCTGCGTGTTCTAAATTGTTAGCACTCAAATTAATTGTGAATCCGTTCTCGTTTGCTTTCTTTATAAGCTCTATATTCTTTTTATATTTATGCTTATGCGTAAAGCATATGACTCGGCGTCCATTGTTTGCTTTTACTAACTGATCTAATTTTTTTTCATCAATGGACTCGTTGTCGTCGCCGTCGTTGGGTAGATCGCCTATTTGATTATGACGCCATATATCCACAGACTCGGGAAAGTTTGTAATTTCTTTTATAGTATTATCCCAACTATTGGAAAAATTTTTTTTCCATCGCTTATTAAATCCCGTTTCAGTTTCGCCCCATACTATAGAAGTATGATATTTTTCGCCGTAGCAATCGCCGTTTTTTAATGGGCAAGAGTCTGGGCAACTTTTTCGCTCGGTTGTCGTGGTCGGCATTTCC